ACAGGCCCTTCTAGCATAGCCTTACCAAACATAGCAATCTGGAACAGCGACTTAACTTCCTGCTCGTACTTGCGAGTCTTGAAAGGCGTGTAAGCGACCATGTTGCCATTCTTGGCACGACCAAAGCGCGGCCTTCCTTTGCTGACCGGCTTGCCAACAATCACTGCATCAATCATGTGTCAACCCCGCTAATTTATGAATTTTTTGAACGATGCGCCACGGCGTAAGGCTCTTGCGGTTCAAGTAGTTCGCCAAAGTATTGCGATGAATCTTGAGCCTCTTTGCCGCAGAACTAATAGTGAACCCTTGGCGATACAGCAGCAGATACACCTTGTCCCTATCAGACATCCAATCGTAAATACCAATAGCTACTTGCCCTTTGGTTACTCTTTCAATTACCTTCTGCCACTTAGGCGATGGTGCTCTTGAGCCAGTCACCCAGCGGGTCACAGCTTCACGAGAACAGCCGCACATACGCGCAAACTCTGAGTGTGTCAATCCTTTCGATTCGATCCAGTCGTCAAGGGTCATTTTTCCTCCTGCCCACAGTGACATCATGCCACCCCTTGCAATCCGTCACAAGGGGGAGTATTGTTCGACTACCGGGTAAGCCGGGAACACGCTAAACACGCTAAACAGAGGAACACGCAAATGAGAACTGAACTTGAGATTGCCGAAGATCTCTTCAAGGCCAAGCAGGCTGAGAAGGAGGCTGAAGCAAAACGGATAGCGCTGGAAGAAGAACTTGTCGCAGTCCTTGGCAAGCGCGACGAGGGAAGTAAGACCCACTCAGTGGGCGACTACAAGGTGACCATCACCGGACGAGTTAACCGCAAGATTGACTGGGAAGCGTTCGACACTTTGTCGCACAAGATCCCTGAGAACTTGTGGCCGGTGAAGCGAGCCTTGGACGAGACTGGTGTCAAGTACCTTGCGAACAATGAGCCGCAACTTTACAAGATGCTTGCTCCGGCGCTGACTGTTGCACCCGCAAAAACCACTGTATCAATTGTTATGGGAGCATGAGATGGCTATTTCACTTCAAAGTTTACGCAAAACAGGCACTGCCCGACCGCCACGGATTGTGGTCTACGGCACCCACGGCATCGGTAAGTCCACTTTTGCTGCACAGGCTCCGAACCCGGTCTTTATTCAGACCGAAGAGGGCTTGGATGCGGTCAATGCAACGGCTTTCCCGGTATCGCAGTCTTTTGATGAAATGATGGAATCGATTGGTTCGCTGGCCTCTGAGGATCACGACTTCAATACGGTTGTGCTCGACTCAGCGGATTGGGCGGAGCAGTTGATCCACAAGCGCGTCGCGCAGGACAACAACGTGGCTACTATTGACGCCATCGGTTACGGGCGCGGCTACAAGGCGGCAGGTGATTACTGGAAGCAATTGCTGGAAGGCTTCGATCACTTGCGCACTGTCAAGAACATGCAGGTTGTGCTGTTGGCGCATACACAGGTCAAGCGATTCGACGATCCGCTGGCTGACCCGTATGACCGCTATCAGTTGGATCTGCACCACGGCAGCGCGAGTCTCATCAGCGAATGGTGTGACATCCTGATGTTTGCTAACCAGCAATACACTACTGTCAAAAGTGATGTGGGCTTCAATCAGAAGGTCACTCGCGCAATTGGCACCGGCAGTCGTGTACTGTACACGCAGGAGCGTCCGGGCTGGCAGGCCAAGAGTCGATGGCCGCTGCCTGATATGGTTCCCCTCGACTATTCCAAGTTTGCGGATGCCTTGAGCACTGCAATGACAAACGTGATCGGAGAGTAAAATGGCTAAGTTAAATTTTGATGCAAACGCTTTTGATGGCGTTGAGGCCCCGCAAGAGAACACGCTTCTTCCGGCGGGTGAGTACACCATGCAGATTGTGCAGTCCGACTTGCGGCCTACCAAGGCTGGCACGGGTCAGTATCTGTGGCTGGAGTTTGACGTTGTGAGCGGCCCTTGCGCTCCGGGTCGAAAGTTTTGGGATCGACTCAACATCGAAAACCCGAACGATCAGGCCAAGAAGATTGGCTTGTTCCAGTTGCTGGCAATCTCTAAGGCAGTGGGCTTTGCTTTCCCGCCGCCAGACTCGCAGGAACTTCACTTCAAGCCTGTCAAGGTCGTGATTAAGCATAAGGAAAACAAGCAGGGTGCTCTGGAGACCCGTCCCAGCTATTACGGGCTGACGGAAACTCCGAAGGCGGCTCCTGCTGCTGCACCGGCTGCGGCTCCTGCTGGGGCTGCTCCGAAGCCTTGGGAACGGCATAAGAAGTAACGGCGAGGGCGCGGCATCTTGGTGTTTCCCCCACACACCCACCGCTACACTGGGATGTCGCGTCCTCTCCTTGAGAGAAATCATGGCCAAACTACCTGAAACGCATGACCCTACTTTGCTCGCTATTGACGCTGCCTTAGAGGGATCTCAAGAACAAAGGTCTAGACCCTACCTTGGGGCTTCTGCTATTGGTGCCTCGTGCGACCGAAAGTTGTGGCTGAATTTCAGATGGGTCAAACGCGGCTTTATTGAGGCTGCGGGCTTAAGACGAATCAATGATGGGCACCGGGGTGAAAAGGTGGTCGCAGACTTGCTTCGGATGGTTCCGGGGCTTGATCTTTCCACGGAAAAGGAACCCGGTGTCCAGCATTCCTTTGAGGCTTTAGGCGGTCACTTTCGCGGCAACTGCGACGGTTTGCTGATGGGGTTACTGCAAGACCCAACGACGCTGTATATGTGGGAGTGCAAGATCGTCAACGAAGCCAAGTTCAAGAAGTTGGACTCGCTGAAACTTAAGAGCCCAGCAGATGCGCTGAAGAACTGGGACATTGTGTATTACGCGCAAGCGCAGATCTACATGCACTTCTTCAATGCCTCAAAGCATTACCTGACAGTAGGCTCCCCCGGAGTGCGTGACTTAACGAGTGCTGTAACAGAGTACGACAAGGGCGAAGCCGAGAAGTACATCGAAAAAGCAAAGCGGATTATTTTTTCGCCAAGACCGTTTTTGAAGATTAGCAATGATGCTGCATGGCACGAGTGCAAGATTTGCTCATTCCATTCCATGTGCCACGAACAGGACATGCCGAGACACAAGAGTTGTAGAACCTGTCTGCACAGTACTCCGCTGAAAGAGGGCGGCTGGAAGTGCGAACTGCATCAAAAGGACTTGGACACCGAAGCTCAAGTTAAAGGCTGCGGGAGTCACTTGTTTGTTCCCGATTTGATCCCCGGAGAACAGATAAACTCAGGGCCTAACTGGGTTGAGTACAAGATGCCCGGAGGTGCCGTATGGGTCGACAAGACGACTTGAGCGAAGAAGATGTTGAGGCGACGATGCTTCTGAACAGTGACCAGATGTTTGTAATTATGAAGGCGCTGGATGTGTATGCCTACGCGCTGATCGTTTCAGAAAGCAAAAAAGAACTGCGTGAAGTTAAGAAGATTGCAGAGATCATTTTGTCTAAAATGCCGAAGCCGGAGTTAAATTCGTGATTAACCTTAGGCCATATCAAAAAGAAGCCATCGATAGCACGTTTCGATACTTTGCCGACAACGACGGCAACCCGCTGATTGTTCTGCCCACGGGGACTGGCAAGTCAGTTGTGATTGCAGAGTTTTGTCGCCAGACGCTGACAGATTGGCCAGACACTAAGATTCTGGTAGTCACTCATGTTCGCGAACTGATCAAGCAGAACCACGACGAACTGAAGACGCTCTGGCCTGAAGCCCCGGCAGGAATCAACTCCGCTGGTCTTAAGAAGCGTGACTACGAGCCGCCTATCGTATTCTGTGGAATTCAGTCGGTGCATAAGAAGGCATCGAAGTTTGTGAAAGTTGATTTGGTGTTGATTGACGAGGTGCATCTGGTGCCACGCAAGACCAACACGATGTATCAGCGGTTTCTGAGCAACCTGAAGATTATGAATCCGCACATGCGGGTAATCGGGTTGACTGCGACCCCCTACCGGCTGGACTCTGGGCTGCTGCACGCGGGCAAGGAAGCACTGTTTGATGCCGTCTCTTACGAGGCAGAACTGAAGGATATGGTCGATCAGGGTTACCTTACCCGGCTGATGTCCAAGCAGCCCAAGACCAGACTAGATGTCTCAAGTGTCAGCATCCGTGGTGGCGAGTTCGTAGCCGGTGAACTGGAGCGGGCAGTGGATCGTACCGATGTCAACGAGTCGGTCGTGCGTGAGATTGTCGTGTTGGGTGCCGAGCGCAAGTCTTGGCTGATTTTCTGCGCAGGTGTTAAACACGCGACCCACATTGCCGAGATCGTCCGCCGGTACGGCGTTAGCTGCGAAACCATTTTTGGTGACACCCCGAGTGCCGAGCGTGACCGGATTGTCCGCGACTTCAAGGCAGGCAAGATCCGCGCACTGGCGTCCATGGGGGTATTAACGACGGGGTTCAATGCGCCAATCGTGGACCTGCTCGCCATACTTCGGCCTACAGAGTCAACCGGCTTGTATATACAAATCATGGGCCGAGGGATGCGTAACTCGCCCGGCAAGGAAGACTGTCTGGTACTGGACTTTGCTGGGAACATTGCACGCCATGGGCCGGTAGATCGGGTCAACCCCAAGAAGCCCCGCCAGAGCGACGGAGAAGGCGTAGCGCCGACTAAAACCTGTCCCAAGTGCCAGAGTATCGTCTTTGCTGGAACGTCTGAATGCCCCGATTGCGGCTACAGATGGCCTCCGACGCCGATAGCCATTGACCAGACGGCAACGACGCTGCCAGTGATGAGCATGAATGCCCCTTCAGAGTGGTTTAAGGTCAACTCTGTCTCCTACAGGCTACACAAGAAGGCAGGCAGTCCTGACTCTATGCGAGTGGAATACCGCTGCGGGATAGCCCTGCACAGCGAATGGGTCTGCTTTGACCATAAAGGCTATCCGCACGATAAGGCACTTCGCTGGTGGCAGCGGCGCATGACAGGGCCCGGCATCCTGCCTAAGTCAACGGCTGACGCTATTGAGAAGTCCGAATCTCTACGCAAGCCAGCCGAAATTAAGGTTCGCAAGAATGGTAAGTACACAGAAATTGTCGAGTTTCGGTTTATGTCCGATGTGCAATCGGGAGGCCCGAGGATTCCTGTACCTGCCCCCGCCCGGCATCACTCGACGGGCTAAAAGACTCTGCTCACTTCGCTGCATGGATGACTACATGATCGACAAATCACCCAACGAGAAACTGGCTTTGAACGATGCTTCAGCGGCTGCGGGGCACTACATCGAAGCCACCGGGATGTACAACTTTCTGGACTTTACGCCAGATCAGTTTGACGAGTTTATTGAGTCAATCGTCACAGCTTATGTGGAGTCTCTTCAGGATCAAAGCCCTCAGGAAGAGCGGACTCGCTTCCCTTGACGTATCCATGCCCACGGCAAGACTCTTCGTTGAGATGCAGCATGACTATTCCTGAGTACTTGGAATGGGAGCACCAGCCCTCGCCGTCATACGTCTTGATAAAGTTCTTGCACTGACCGCAGCGCATCATACTCGTTGCCCTCTGAAGTAAGCCTGCCCGTTAATTACTACGCACATTTCAGGTTCCAAAAGCCGCCCATCCCTGAATGTCAGCACCGCAAAGCCCGATGCCCAGTTAAGCGGCCCAGCCTCTGTATAGTGAAACTGTGGCCCCTTGGGTTCTGCCAGAGTGCCTGTGTCTACGCCGTACCTACGGCCACGGTAATCGCCCCACGGGGTGTATTGGAGCTTGTGCAGGTGTCCATGGACGTAATTGACCCCAGAGCGTAAAGCGCTGTTATACGCCGCGTGGATGCCTCCACCCACAGGCCGATGCCGGATAACCGTCCAGCTCTCACTTTCTGCATTAACATGCACCGCCCAGCCAGCCCGCCAACGCGGCAAGTAGTCGAGCAGCATTGCCCCCGGCATCTCCTCCATCTCTGGAGCATTGGTGCACAGGTAGTTCTCAAAGCGGGCATCGTGATTGCCAATCGTGCGGATCAACTTTGCCTTGCCAGCAGCCCTCTCAATTTCGCCGCAGCGATCCTGAACGGCATGGATCTCTTCCTTAAGTTCCGGCTGTTTCTCCCAAAGGGATCTGGGGTGCCTGCTGATCCGGGCCCCATCCAAGATGTCTCCATTCAGGATGACTAAAGCCGGACTAAGCGACTTGACTAACTTGCAGAAGGCTTCGTGCGCAGGGGTAACGATTTGGGGCCAGTAGTGCGCGTCAGAAGCTATCAGAACAATGGCATCGCTGACATCAACGTGCATCTCGGTTTCATAACGCCTTGCCCTATCTTCAGACAACTTGGTAATGGCGTTGCCAACTATCGTTTTTTTACTGGTGTTGGAGGTAGGCGGGATTACACTTGGAAGCGATATTCCGTACTTCTTCTCCATGCTTCGTCGTCGGGAAGCCGCTGCCCTAGTGGCCATTTTTAAGTATTTTGCTACGGCAGATGGAGAACCTAGTCTATTCCAAGCGTCAATAAACTCTTCGTCACTGATTCGCTTTGACATCATTCACCTTTAACTGGATCCCAAGCTCTTGTCGGCGCTTGTGAGTCTTCTTATCGTCGCGAACGGCTCGCCATTCCAGATGGCCATCGACAAGGCGGAATTCTTCCCTGTGTACCAAGGCGCAGTCGCAACACTCTGTATGCGTATACCCACGGACGCGATACCACTTTCCGTCCTCAATCTGGACAGGAGTGTACTTGTCCTTCTTTTTCATGGGCTTGACTCTACCTGCTTGCGTAGCGTCTTAGCAAGAGTTCTTCCTGCGGGGTGTAGACGGGACCGCCACGAGCCTTTTTGACGCGCTGGGCTTCCATTTCATGGAGCTTTTGAGCGTAGGTCGTAGCCGATTCGGGAGTATCAAAAATACCAAGGTGCCGCCCGGTTCTCATGTACTGATTAATAGCGTCTTTTTCCGACACAATCCGACCATTGATTACAGTCGGGATCAATACCTCTTTGCCATTAATATTGACGCTCATAGAGCGAACAGTGCTGACAGTCCCATCCGGATTTCGGACAGCCGGGAGTTTGCTGACATCGATGTTGCCGGGGGTTACAAGACCGCCTTCGGCCATGTTTCTCGCTTGAATAGCCGCAAAGAGTTTCTGCCGCTTCTCTAAAGGAGTTGCGTTAAAGTTTTGTGCGCTCATCAGAAAGTCTTTGTTAAGACCCAGCGAAGTCAGATATTGACTTAACTTGTCCTTTTGCTCGCTAGTCAGGCTTTCGTAGGTATACGGCTCAGCCTCAGGAGCAGCGGGTTCCTCAGCGGGAGCAGCGGCAGGTTCTTCCTCAGACTCGGGCTCAACAGGTTCTTCTAAGTTTCCTTCAAAGCCACCAACAAAAATATCTTCTGCCATTTCTTTCTGCCGTTGCTTTTGGCGAAGTTCCCGCTCCTCACCGGCTACAGCGGTCTTACCAGAACTGTACAAAGCACGGGGCATTACATCTGAGACGGCATTAGCAAGTTTCTTAACCCTGCCAGCGGCATCAACAGAAAAGTCAATATCAGCCGCGACTTTAGCAAGCTTTTGCACGCCGTTTGGATCAAGCAACAACTCTTTAATGGCTTCGTCGGTTTTGCCAGACATTTTAGCGGCATTAATACGCGACATTAGAATGGTAATTTTCTGAGGAATGCTGGTAATTCTGTCGCGATAAATAGACATAACTTTTGGAACACTCAGGCCCTTAGCCTTTTGCTCCAAAACGTCAAGCTTTTCAGTGCCAACACTCATGCCAACCTTGCTGATGTCGGCTTGAGAAACCTTGTCAGCCAACAACCCAACCTTCCGAAGCGCAGGCTGGAAAGCAGAACCAAAGATCTGATCTAAGGCATCTTTGTTTTTTGGGTCCATTAAATAATTAACAAACCCGCTTGGATTGTTGTCAGCTAAATCAACGACTTCAGCACGAAGAGTGCGGCGAACAGCCCGAGCTGATTCAGCATCAAGATCGCCAATATCACGCATCAACTTGGCTCTAGCGCCGGGATCAACCATAAACGAGCGAGCCAATGCGTTATAATTTGGCGCATCAAATTTAGTCAAAGCGTTATCAGAAATACGCTTCTGAGCTGCGTTTGCGGCATCATCAAGAGCGTCAATTCTTGCCCTGACTTGAGAATCGTCTAAAAGAGCAGTCGTAAGCTTTTCTCTTAAGCCGGGAATCTGATTAATAATTCCTTCTTTAGTCTTTATGTAACTTGCCAACTTGGAAGGCTTGATGACCCCATCTTCTATAACCTTGTCATAAATGTCGCTAATGATGGAATCTTCGGCTACCTTAAATCCCTCTTCCTTTCCAGCAGCACGAACAAACTGATTGAAAGATTCGGTATTCTTTAGAATAACGGGGGCAACTTGAGTTGCATAGGTTTTAGAGTCGATGTCCTTGATGCCTTGAGCACCAAAAGGAACGCCAACTTTCTGCCAGTATTCTCGGTCAACTGCACGCAGCTTTTCGCTAAATTCACCCGGAATGGTTTTTCTCGCCTCATCAAAGGCATCTTCAAGCTGCTCAACTCTCCGAAGAGAGTCAGGGCTCATTCGGCCACGCTTTAATTTGTTAATTGCGCGTTTTAAAGAGTCTACGTTTTCAAAAGACAGCGTGGGATAAACCCGAACAATATCGCCTGTGCTTGGAGACAACTCTTCTGCTGGCTTAAGAAACTTCATAACTTGTTTGTCAAGTTCAGTTCCTTTGCCAAAAATATCTCTCAAGTTGTTCTGTTCAACAAAATCATAAATTTGCTGTACGCCTTCTGGGGGCATTTCAACCCCCTTGGCAACGGCATCATCAGTAAGAGCCTTGTACTTTGGAGACATCTCATCTCCAACAACTTTTTTCCTAGCTTCAATCAATCCCTCAATTCGCTCTCCAAGAGCTTCTTTTGTAGTCGTAGGCTCAAACCCAGAGGCAATGTCTTCAATTCTCTTGGACAGAACTTCTCTGCGCTGAACCACATTGCCAACATCAAGTCCAGAGGCAACCTGTTTTCCCGGCTTATAATCAGGGTCAAATACAGATCGCTCAGCACCCTTGGCTTCATAGCGACTGCCAAAAATCTTTTCAACCTTGCTCCGCATATCCCCCTTTAAGCCAGCCAAGGTATCATTTACTTGTTGACGAAAAACAGGATCTGTTTTAGCAAGACGAATGACTTGCTGTCTAATAATTGGGTTGTCAGCCATTGCAACAAACAATGGAGCGTCTTTTCCGGTTGCAAACTTAGACGCTTCGCTGGCTTCTTTCAAAATTTCATCAATGGACTTTGTGCCTTGCTCTTGAACGGCAAAATCAAGCAATCGTTTAGCAGCGCCAGTAATAATTTGTTGCTCTGTTTCAGAGGGTTTCCCTTTAAGAACAACTTGTTTAACCATATCGACTGCACGAGAAACAACTGGAGCAGATTGCTCTGCCAAATTAGCCGCAGTTTCTCGTTTAGCTGCGCTTGCTCCACCGGCCAAAAGAGCCCCGGCAAGCCTTCCAGCGCCAGACTCTTCTCCAAAAACAGCCTTTTCAGCCGCAGCTCCACCACGGCCACCTATATCAGCGGCAACGCCAGTTAAAAACTCTCCAGCAGATCTCCCTGCTACGAGCAATGGCTTTGCTTTTCCAATTAGACCTAAAGGATCTGTTGCAGATTCTACCCCTGCACCAACAATTTCAGTAACGAGACCGGGAGCGGTTAAGTCGCGAGCTCCTGTAACGCGAGCCGCAGCCCTTTGTTTTTCGCCATACTTTTCTGCAAGTTTAGAAAGGCTTGGGAAGTAACCGCTTTGTCGCAGCATTTCCATGCGCTCTTCTACGCCCATCTTTTCGCGCTGAGAACGCTCTTGCATCTCACGACCTTTACGCATCATTTCTGCGCCAGTTTCGTAAGCAGCGCCAATGGCAGAAGTAGTTCCAGTAAGACCTCTTTTTGCAGCGTTAATCAAATAGTCAATAACACCAACTTCCTCTTGCGGCTCCCCCGATACAGCAGGGGCTGGTTTGGAAGTGGGCGAAGGAGCAACAGGCTCAGAAACATACTTTTCTCCAGCAAGCATTCTCAAAGTTTCTTCAGAAAGTTTGGAATAGTCACCACTTTTAATGGCTTCCAACTCTTCATCTGAAAGCTTGCTGTAGTCAATGTTTGCCATGTAATAGTCCTCTTTTATTTCTTTTTAGCCTGTTCGCGGCGTAAAAGTTCATCTGCGGCCAATTGCGCAGGTGTTTTAACTTCACTACCAGCAGGTGGGCCTTCGCTTCTTCTGCGATTTCTCCTTTCGTTAACGCTAATATAAGGCGAGTCAAAAATGTCTTCAGGAAGATTTGTTAAACCAGCACCAGAATAAATGTTTTTCAACCGTTTTCTTGAATTGTTGTATTGATTGGCGTAGTACGCCTCGTAAGTTTCAAGCAGCTCTTTCTTTTGCTCGTTGGTCAAGTCACCAGCGCCGCCAGTAAAGAACTTGGAAATAGCATTGGTTACGCGCTGAGCAAAAGATCCTGCTCCAACAACGCTTTCAACTTCAGCCATACTAAGCTGCTTGTCTCCAGAAATTGTCGCAAGAGATCTATTAAGTTGAGCCTCAGCTTGCGGGTTTCCCTTAATAGCAAGGCCAAGATTGCTCAAACCCTCATTAATTGTGGTCAGCCTATCCTTTGGACCAGAAAGAGTTGAGGCAACTTCTAAACGAATAGAACGCACATCTGCGGGGCTGAGTCCGCTAGAATCAGCGGCTCCAATTGAATTAAGCTCACGCTGTGCAGCCCGTTTTTCTTCAGTTGATCTTTTAGGGTCATTAATAATTGACTGAAGATCAATGATCTTTTGAGCATCGGCTTGAAGAGACTTTGGCCTTCCCTTCTGAGCCTCAATCATCATTTGCCTTTGAGCCAAAGAGGTCAGGCCACGCATAGCAGATTCTTGAGTCTTTTGCGCCTCAGTGAGACCGTACTTAGCCCCCATCTCTTCAAGGGCAGCGATCTTAGCCAGCCGCTCTTTCTCAGCTTGCTTTTGTTCCTGACCGTACTCGCCAACGTCGCGCAAGAAGGTATACAGGTTCTGTCGCTCATAAAAGCGAGGATCACCCTCAGTTCGCGGAGCAGCAAGTTTTTGCGCAAGACCCATCAACGCCTCTTTACGGCTGGGGGCCTCTAGCAACTTGAGCCTTGCTGCTTGAATTTTTTCAAGGACCTTACGGTTCTTTTTCGCCTCAGAAGAAGCAGAGGACAACTGATTGCGAAGTTCCGCAATAGACGCTAATGAATCAAGAGGTCCAGAGGGAGCCTCTTCATCAGCGGTCTCGTCAACGGTCTCGTCCTGAAGTTCGTCTTCAAGACCTGCTTCTTCGTCTTCATCAAAAAGAGCCATAGCTTACTCCGTTAACCGCCCTACGGCGCGTCCTTTTTAGGGAAGTACTTTTCAATGAGTTCTAAAATCTCATTAACACCAGCGCCGCCAGTAATGATCTTTTTAATCAGTGGATCCTCACCCGCAGAGCCCGGCGTTTCAGACTTTTCAACTATTGTGGTTTGCGGAAGCTGAATGCTTTTAAGGATTTCAGCCATGAAAGCAAGCTTGCGCTCCGGATCCTTCTCCTGCTCAAGAAAGTCCTTGTAAGCAAGTTCCAGATTCTTCTGCTTCATCTCGCGCTCTTTCTCGCCAATGTCCATATAGGTCTTGGCTTCGCGACCACCCAGAACCTGTTCCGTCTCGGCAGCGCTCATATACTTATCAGCCAAAGCCCGAAGGTTCTCAGCATCCTTGAGCGACAGCTCGCCACGAGTACTACCAATACGGCTCAACAGTTCAGCGTCTGCCGAAGTCAACTGACCCGCAGCCCTGCCGATGTCAGCAAGTCGAGAAGCGTCCTCGCCCGTCAACTGACCAATTTTCCCGCCAATGCCAGAAATACGCTCAACGTCGCGAGCGAAGATGTCCGCTGCCTGACCATAACCAGCCTGCAACGCCTTGCTCTGCTCACCCAAAACAGACTGCTGGACATCGCGTAGGGCACGAGCGCCAAACTCTCCCATACGGGTACTGCCCGGACCCACGCCAAACTGACCAGAGCGAATGAACTCTTCGCCTACCGCCGGGAGATACTTTTCCTGAAGTTGCTTTACACCAACATCTGCGATTTGTTCAACAACCGCTTTGGTGTACGGATTCATGTATTCCGCAGCAGCTTCAGGGAAAGTCCTTGCCGCATAGGCAAGATAAGGCTGCGCCGCCGCTACCCCAGAAGCACCCGCTGCCTTAGAGAAGTAGTCCCTCGCAGCACCGGCCCCAGACATCTTCTCTGCCCTAGAGAGCGCATCTTCCGCAGCCCCAAGGCCGCTGTACTTCTTAGACGCCCCCAAGGCATCGTAAGCCTCTTTCAGCGACGGCTTGTATGCTCCAGCCGCTGTCTTGGCCTTCTCAAATCCTTCGCGCTCAGTGGTTGTAAAGTCCGCAATACGCGGGCCGGTATAGGTCGCATAAGGAAGATCGCCAATGGCTTTAGACTTGCCAAGGATGTCCGCAGCGTATTCGTTATACCACGCAGGCAACTGAATGCTGCTCGTAGTCGTTGACGAACCAGCAGTCGGGGCTTTGCCACCGAACAAAAAGTCTACGATGCTCATTAGGTCAACCCTCCGCCCATATACTTGTCAGGCGATTTAGCGTCCGGACTGATCTGGCCACGCGATAGGGCACGACCCTTGTGCTTCCGGATATTAGCACGGAATTGGTCCATTCTACGGGCCCCCTCCTTGGTCGAGCCGTCGCCCAAAAGAGCCAAGGTTTCAGCGTCCATTACGTACTCCCCGTCGCTGAGAAGTGCCGGAATTTTGTCGTCCCGACCAGAGCCTTCTCCGGCCATATATCGTGAGCGGTTAGACCCCCCGGCGGCGTACCCCGTCAGACCCCCTGTAGCCATGCCCGTTTCAGGCTCCTTGGCCGGTGGCTGCGTCGGTTCAACCACTTTCTGGGCGTACTCAAAAAACCGCGCTTCCGGACGGGTGCCGTAGGTGTAGTAGTCAATGTCCGGACTCAACTGGGTACGCTTGATTTCGTACTTCGGCAACGCTCCGCCCAGACCACCAGTGACGCCAGTGCCCGTAGTTTTAGTCGTAGTCCCCGAAGAGGATGTTCCAGCCGCCAGACCCCCGAGGAGCTTCAGGATGTTCTCAGGGGTGGCGTAGTCGCCCAGCAGGTCTTTCAGTTTGTCTAAGAAGGAGGGAGCAACAACAGTAGATGCTTTAGCCAAATTTTCTTGAATTTTGTCCAGTTCTTTTTCTGTTTTTGGCGTTTCCTTTGGCTTTCCAGTCACAGGATCAATATTAGGATCTGTAAAACCTTCAGTTAAAGCACCAGTGACCAAGCCAATAGCGACATCTTTAACGTCAATAGGCTGCGGTTTAGTTCCTTTAACAACAACTTCTTGCTCTCCAGTTACAGGATCAACATTAGGATCTTTAAATCCTTCAGTCAAATCGCCAGTGCCAAGAGTTAGCGCGGGATCAAAAGGCTTTTTCCCAGTAATCTTAATTTCTTCAAGTTCCTCTTCAGACAGCGGAGATTTAGACTCAGTCGTTTCCTCTGAAAGATCAGTTTTGGTTTCTTTTGAAATGTCAGGAGTGCCAAGAGTTAGTGCAGGATCAAAAGGCTTTTTCCCAGTAACCTTAATTTCTTCAAGCTCCTCTTCAGCCTTCTGCTCGGCCTCTTTAGCCTCTTGTATCTGACGCTCAGACAAAATATCTTGAACGCCACCAGTTGTAACGGTGCTTGCAAGAGCCTTCTCAAGACTTGGCTTAAAAGTAGATACTTCAATTTGCTCAAGACCTGCCTCTGCTTGATTACGCAAAGCATTGTCAATTGCCTTGGAAACAAGCGTCCCGGTAACCGCAGAGCCAAGCCCCTGTTCAGCAGCGGCACGAACCACAACTTCAGCAAGAGCATCGCCGGTTAACCCAGCAGCAACACCTTGAGTAGCAGCTTTCTCTACAGCCGACTCTGCTGCTTTTGATACAGCACTAGAAGATGGGATCAAGTCTCCAACCTTTTGGCCAACAGTCGTTCCAACATAAGTCGCCGCAGCGGCCTTAAGCACAGCCTCCATGTTGCCGCCTGTTTCCGCATAAGTTTGAGCGGCTTTAGTTAGCGCAGCAAACGTTGGGGGAATTCCTGCCGCAGCCATAATTGCATCAAGCCCGTACTCGGTTGCAAACTTAATGGCGTCAGTTATTACAGACTCTTTTGCCTTTAACCCCGCTCGCGGATCAGCAAATCCAGCCTTGCCACCCAGTTCCGCAAGGTTTCTCTCCAAGGCACGCTCGGAAATAAAGTCGCTACGATCACCATATCGCTTTAAGTATTCATCCTGAGGCAGCTCGGCATAGAACTTGCGCATTTCATCTGCCGTCATCGGGCCACGCAGGTAACGCATCTTGTCGGGGTCAATAATGTTCTCAAAGAACATCCCCTTGCCTTCCTGCTCAGCCTTCAGCGCGACGTCAAACGCACCCTTGAAGTCATTAGCCTTCAGTCGGTCGCCAATCTCCGAAAGAATCGCATTGCGCTCAAGATAGGGTTCGCTAATCTGCTTTTGGGCAGCGGTAAGATCTTCCTCAGAAAGACCAGACATTTTTGCTACTTCAGCAGTTGAAACTTCAGGAGCCTTCTGAGGAGCCACATAAGACTTGGCGATCTCCTCGCGCATAGCCTTTTCAGCATCAGTCTCCTCAGGGGCATACAGCGACTTCTCAATAACCGTGGGCAATCCACCACCGCCACCGCCGCCAAAGTCCAACGCAAAGTTCAGCGCACCAATCGGCTCCATCCTTGCGGCATCGGCTTGAGTAAGCAGTGCATAGGACTCTTGCATGGCCTTGGCTTGCTCAGGAGTCTTCGGCTCAACGAATGAACTTGCTGACTCAATCGGAGACGCCTCAGCAGCCTTAGCCGCCTCAGCAACCCTAGCCGCCTCAGCAGCCCTAGCCTCTTCTGCCGCACGTGCAGCCGCCAAACTCTCCTGCTCTGCTGCAATGCGCTCTTGTTCTTTACGCGCTGCCGCTGCCTCACGGGCTGTCCGGGCTTCTGCCTCTGCACGCTCTGCCATGGCTGCTTCACGAGCCAACTGCGCCTCTCGGGCTGCAATCAGTTCCTGTTCATCAGAAACACTAAGCCTTTCTTCAGCAGGCAAAAATTCTTCTAAAGCACCTACATCCGAAACAGCAGATGGCGCAGCCTCAGGACTGTATTGAGACAGGATTGAATCCATATCTTTAGAAGAAATGCCCGAAACGGCCTCTTCAACATCAGGCATGTCACCATACGTGTAGAAATTAGCCATGACTCACCTAATCCAAAACTTGGTAAAACCGAAGAGCCCATTCACGCCAGTCTGAAAACTGATACGGCGACGGCGGATTACGTTGCGAAATACCATTAATCCCAATTATTCCTGCGCCCCAATTCTGCCACTCGTTTTCTTTCTCAAGACGAGCAATAGGACCATAAGACTCTAAGTCAAGCACAGTGTAATCAGCCCAATTCTGCAAAGAATGAAATCGCGGGTCTGTTAAAAGACTCACGGGTTCTCTCCCAGAATCGTGCCCGTAGCCGGTTCGATGTGAGCAATCGTCTGCCCCATCTGGTAATTGCCGCCAATCACGTTGCTCTCAAACCTAAAGCGCAACTCGCGACGAATCTCGCGGAAATACACCAACTGCTGCTGCTTGGTCTGGGGAGAGGAGTAAATGGTCTGTGGGTCGCTCGTAACCTCAGCAGACTTGGCATTGGCACGGCCCGTAACCTGAACCGTCATGTCGCCTGCCTGAACAAAGTCTGGCTCAATCATCTCAACGCGAAGGGCCATGTTTTGCGGGTTTTCTGAAGCAAGAAGCGACATGTCAGAAGTCTCAAAGTACGACTGCACCGGCCTGATCTGAGTGCCGTTGATCTCATCCACTCCGTACTCGTGCTGCCACACCACATACCCCTTCGGGTCGTTGATGATTCTGGGGCTACCGTCTTCAGTTACGCGCAAGTCACCAGTATCCGTGATGCGATAAATAGGCTGCGTCGCCTCAGTGTCAATGACACCAATTACCAGCGGAGAACTAAACACCTGCGCATACTGACCGGCAGATCGCCCGCCATTGGGCAGAATGGTGTCGTACCACGTTTCCTCACGCACGTTGTAAATCACAGCATGAGTACATTCAGTAGCGTTGCCACGGGGGTAGCACCACCAGATCTCGCCCCAGCGCGGTACTTTGAACGCAAAGACCTTTTGACGCTGAGCATAGTTCAAGTTGTCGTAGAACCAGTTCAGGTTAAGCTGGTTCGGCACTTCGCGTACAACACCGTTGAACATCAAGAAGCGGTCAACGCCGCACCAGAAGTACAAACCATCGTACTCAATCACGCTCTGCCCAGAGAGAATGCTTGACTGCGAGGTAATGGTGTCAAAGTTGAAGATGGACGATCCACCTACATACGTCGCACGAACCAAAGAGTCCAAAGACCAAAAGAGACCAGACGGAGCATTGCCAGCACCGGCTCGCAGTGGAAGACCCTTGACGATCTTCTGGCTGGTTACACGGGCAGCGCCAGAGCCAGATCCGCTCCAGTCATCCGTATATCCCGCACGACTCCACTGCACAAAACCATCGGTGCCATACGCAAACACATACGGCGCAAGCGCCACAATTCCGCCAGACACCGTGACCGCAGGAACCAAGTCCAAAGCGCCCGTGCCGTTGTCGTAACCGCGATACAAAGCGCCATTGGCATCAGACGAAATGTCTTCCAGATCCGACGATACATGCGCCAGAATTTCGTTCTGATTGGTTGTGGTGTTATACGCCACATCAAAATGCCACATGGCATCAATGTCGCTAACGTAATACGGGTTCGTCCGATTGGTGACAATACTGCTCGCGCCGTTTTGGCTCAGGCGAAACCGGAACACGCCATCCGACGTACCAATATGGACATAGGTATATCCATTATGATTGTGAATGTGCATGCCACGCGCAATGCCATCTAGCCGGTCTTGAAGTGCACGATAGCCGCCCATCTTTCTCGGCAGGCCACGCTGAAACCGGCACCACTGCCCGTCAACGTAATAGTTGCCTTCAAACTTCGTACCGTCCCGCTTGATACCGGGTTGCGGACGCAGAACAACTGGCTGCAAAGGCATTAGTACGTGCCACCCTTGATGGGGTCAAGATCCAAGGCAATCTGGGCCGCTGAAGTACTCGCAGCAATAAACACCGCGTTACCTACCGTCGTAGCTCCAAGATTGGTTCTAGCACCCGATGCCGTCGTAGCACCCGTACCACCTTGCGCCACAGAAAGCGGGATACCAATCGTGGACGTATCAGCATCCACCACATCCGTACCGTCGCAGTACAAGATGGCCCGCGCACCCTGCGATACCGTCACACCCGGCGATGCCTGACCCGAAGTGCGAA